CGAGAATTTAGTTCCCGATGTGTTTTTGGCAGACCGCCTCTCCGCACTTGTGCGGATACGAGCCCATATTGGACCACACCAGTGGAATGCTTCTATGAAGCAACCATGGTCCGTATGGAAGAAGTGGATATTTAGTTACGTTGATAGCGTAAAGCGTATGCGTGATTGCTTTGCAGCAAAGACCGTTGTCGCCCGTGGCTTAACCGCCAGCGTTATTATTCGTCTCAAAAATTCCGCTTTGACAGTCCGGATGCGACTTAAGTCGTTTATGGAATATGTGCGAGGTTTTACTAAGCGCTATCCTAAGACGATGATTTGTATTGTCGCGTGTTCCGTTCTCCCACTACTGTACGGTGCTTCGTGCGCTGTCAGTGGTTTATCGGATCTTTTAATGGAAAAAGCCTGCGGCCCGGAATTTACGACTAACTATCGTTTCATGGACAACAAAGTTAACATGCTTAAAAAACATGATAAATTACTGAAGTATGCCGATGCAAACGGAGTTTGTCTACACCGTATTACGGATCGTAGGACAGGTATTGTGTCACATGGTTATTTAGATAAACAGCACTATGGACTTTTTGAAAAGACTCATTGTTTTGAGGTACTTGATGAAAGCCAAGTTAATCTATTAGACATGCCTGGTGCCCTTTTTGATAAAGGCGCTAAGGTATTGGATCTAGTCAACAAGGACGGTACACCCGATGCGACCGCTGTTGAGCCATGGTTTGGATTTTGGAAGAAGGACCCTGTTGGAGTTAAAGAAGTTGAAGGTAATGAGCCCCAGAAGTATGATGTTACTGGTCGTGTGTCTAACAAACCACGTACCATGCGAGCAAAACCTACTGGAGCCGTTGGCAAGCAACAAGCTGGTGACTTTGCCGCGTTTGAAATCGCGAAAAAGATCATCAATCAGAATACTTACAACATGTTTTGGATGCCCGCTGGAATGGAACCCAAATTTTTGGGAACTTGTACGTTTGTGAAGGGTCGAGTCGTTGTATTCCCTCGCCATTTTATCACCTTATCAAACAGGTGGATGGCGTTGGGACACACAACTCCCCTGACCAAAGTGATATTGGAAGGTCACAATGCAGAAAACTATATTGAACTGCAACAATGCGACCTCTATCACGAGATTAAATCTCCCTTACTTAACGGAACCGATCTTTACTTTGCCCGTTTACCTATTAGCAAAGTACAACCACGGAAAGACATTTCGAACCATTTTGCCCGAGAATCAACCCTTGATCATGAAATGGTCGTCTACGAGGTGCTTTTAGCATCTTCTATTGACGGCGCATACAATTTTATTCAAGGCGAAGGCATTAAGGAACTTAATCATCTGGTTACGTCGCAAGACGGAGATTACACAGTTGAGCGAACTATGAGATATCCCTTTCACACCCAACAAGGAGATTGTGGATCGCACGTATACATTTTGAGTGCGAATTTTAGCTCAGGTAAGCTTATTGGGATTCACGTATCAGGTGATCGCAATTCAAGTGATGGTTTCGCTACCATCCTCACCTATGAAATGATACAGCAAATCACGAGCGAGGGCCAGCCCCAAGCTTTTGATTTTGAGATTAGCGAACTTACGGAAAGGGACCGGACAACTATGATACAACGTCCCTTGTACCGAACGAGTATAAAAAGCCATCAAGCGACCCACTCGAAATTTAAGCGGTCAGCACTACATGGCGCATGGGGCCCCCCAACAATGGCCCTGGCAAGGTTAACACCTACCAAGAATGCGCAAGGAGTTCTCATTGATCCCATCGCTGAGGCGATACGTGGATACCAAGAACAAAAACCGATGATCGATGTAGATTTGGCTAAAGCCGTTTCAAGACGGTGGTTTTCTGAGATGCGTTCTACAGAGATCTTTAAAGGAGATCGACGCATTCTCACGCACGCTGAGGCGATACTCGGCATACCTGGTGAGTCATTTTATGACGCTATCCCCCGAGCAACATCAGCCGGTTACCCTATTGCACAAATGCTACGTCGTGGCAGTAAGGGTAAGCAGATGTTTTTCGGAACTGGAGAAGAGTATGACCTGGATAATGATGATATGAAGGCCCTATTAATCGAGGTCGACCTGGAAATTAAGGAAATGTCAGAAGGACGGAGGCCTCTGCACATTTCGACCCTGAATTTGAAGGATGAAAAGCGTAAGCTTAAGAAGGTTGAGGACGTGAATACACGCTCAATCATGGGTGCACCACTGAATTTGCTTATAATCATGCGAATGTATTTTATGCCTTTTTCAGTTTGGATGTGCCGCAACCGGATACGAAATCACTCGGCGGTTGGTATTAATCCACTCTCACATGAGTGGAACCAACTGGCACGACATTTGTCTTGCAAGAGTACTAAGGTTGTCGCTGGGGACTATGTCCACTTCGACTTCAATTTTACTTTGGCTTTAATCATGGCCATTCTTGACGAGATTATTCAACCGTACTATAATGATGAACACTATGAGGTTCGCAAGCAGTGCTTAATTGCCTGTGTACATGGAAAGTATGTAATAGGCGACCTCATATTTGAGCTGATCGATATCTTTGGAAGTGGACAATTTGGCACTGCAATTTTTCAAACATTGCACAACGGAATTTATATCCGTATGGCCTTTGCAGCCCTTTCAGATAACTCAATGAATCACGTACAGACATTCAGTGACTACGTCTCTCCAATTTATTTTGGTGATGACCATGTCCTGAATATAAGTGATATAGTAATTGAGTGGTTTAATTTGAACACGATCAAACAGTATATGGAGACTGTACTTCTCCAGGGGTATACAAGTGATAGAAAAGAGGAAACGAACCCCCCACCCCACAGGTTCCTTAACGAGATAACTTTCTTGAAGCGAGCGTTTCGCTATGAAAGATTAGTCTTGTGGTATGTTGCTCCATTATCTCTTGCTACAATACTTGAGATGCCCTATTGGACAAAGAAAGGGCTTTTGGAAAAACAGATCACGAAAGACAATGTGGATACGGCTCTTGATGAGCTATCTCTCCACACGGATGAGATTTACTATAAGTATGGCACCATTATACAGAATGCCAGTTATAGTCGTTTGGGGTATCACCCCACTCTTGAGATGCGACAGACCCGTTTTTTACGGTATGCCGCCCCTGAGGTTGAAGCGTAGGTGCGTTGACCCGCATTTTTTACTAAAATCATAAAACAATCACAAAAACAATAAATAAACGTAAAAGAGCCCCACAATACTATTTAGTGGGAGCAAAAATTACTTATCAGTCCTCTTTTGTAGAGGCACAGGCCGTGAGCTAGTGATAGAAAAACACGCTTGGAGTGTGTGGACGCCTCAGATTTATGAAGAGGTAGGGGCGGATAGTAGCCTGGATTTATCCCGGTGAACCGAGCCATTGCAGCATGCTAGTAGTGGTGAAACGGAATCCTCCCCAAGTATGGGAAATTGCACCAGCGAAACCCCATTCTCCAAGCGAAGTTCCTAAAGCGAATTCGCGGCTTGTTCCGGTCATTTATGATCGGGGACAGGTATTGCCGCACAGACGAAATTCGGTGCCGTAGGTTACTTGCGTTAACAGAACACCCCCACCCTAAGAACCAGATACAACTTTTTATTTTCCTGGAATATTCTTAGATTATATAGGGAAGTGCCGGACGTCGGCGCCCTATTTGCGATATGTCAAACCAAGCTAGTGAAGCTAATAATGTGCCTGAAGTTGTTCAGCCGTTGGTCGCGTTCCACACTGATATTGAGCCGGTTACTGCTAAGCCTAATGCTGTTCTCCCTATGGACAGTGGCTTTTTGGAGCAGTTATCAGATGGGTCGGAACATTCCCTCAAGGAATTCCTCTCTCGACCGGTTGTCATAAGCAGTGGTACATGGGACAATACTGGAGCACGTAACCACGTTTTAGCGCAGGTGCGGGTCCCGGAAGACCTGATTCAGGGTAGCTTGACAGTAAGTCAGAAAATCGCAGGCTTTTACGCCCTTCGAGCCAAGATGGTGATAAGATTACAAGTGAACTGTAATCGTTTTCAACAAGGAAGATTACTTATGTATTTCTTTCCTCAAGATACGGTTTCACAAATGAAGTATCTCACCACAACGGGCTCGCTGTATTACTCAACTCAGCTCCCTCGTATCGATTTTGATGCCAACACAGACACTGAGGTTGTATTGGAAGTTCCATTCAATTCTCCTTATTTGGCATATGATACAACAATTGGAACCGGCCACACCGGGGTCGTAAACTTGGCTGTGTATGAACCACTTTTCGCAGCATCCGGATCACTTTCGTCCAAGTGGACGATTTGGGCACATTTTGAGGATATTGAACTATTGTACCCAACTATTTCCGATCCCACTTTTGTACCTCAAGCAGGTGGGAAGACTAGAAGGCTACGGGTTGGAAACCGTGGCGCAACAACAGATGACGAAACAGAGCACAAACCTGTCTCGGGTACTCTTATGACCATATCCAAAGTCGCAAGTGTCCTGGGCGAGGTTCCACTCCTAAGTAGCGTCGCAATACCAGTAAGCTGGGCCGCAGCGATAGCAGGCAAAACCGCCGCTGCATTCGGGTTTAGTAACCCGGGTAATTTTGGCCCAGTAGGCGTCGTGCAGCAACGACTCCATTCGAAGGCAATTAATGTCTCTGGAGAAGATAACTGCATCAATATGGGATTAGCAGAGGACAACCATTTAGAGCTCCTCCCCTCATTTGCGGTTTCAGGTATCGATGAAATGGCGTTTATGTATCCCCTTTCAATTCCAACTTATGTTGGAACACTGAATTGGTCAGATGCTTCGCCAGCCTGGACCCAAATTGCGGGTTATAGATTGAGTCCATCAGACTTTCTCTTTTCTAATGCTCAAGCCCATGACAGCATACCGGTATCCTATATAGGGAATTTTTTCAAATACTATAAAGGATCGTTTAAGTTCAAACTCAAATTCGTTAAAACTGAGTTCCATTCAGGTAGATTGCAACTATCTTTCCTGCCGGGTTATTTAAACTCGACCCCTGGAGTTATTACAGCACAAAACTCGGGGTACTTGCATAAGGAAATAGTTGACATCAGAGCATTGACAGAATTTGAATTCGTCTGCCCATGGGTTAACACAGCACCAATGCTTGAGTACGCAAACAACTATGGATATATGACAATCAACGTTATCAACGAATTGACACATCCAGACACAGTTGCCACATCAATCCCAATTATTTTGGAGGTTTCTTGTGGTTCAGACTTTCAGTTTGCCGTACCAAACAATAACTGCTTAGTACCTTACCTGTACAAGACGTCCGGAACATCGCAAGCCGCGGACACCGTTTGGGTGCCGCAGGCTGGAGAGGCCGATATCGGACAACAAGATCAATCAGAACAAGCCTCAAACACTCAGGCGGCCGTAGGCAGTGCCGCACTGAACACCGAACAAAATCTGTCTGCAGCGCGTTTCTGTGTTGGCGAATTTGTTAATTCATTTCGTCAGCTTGTGAAAAGAGCTACTCCATCAGCGCGAATTTTTATCGCGGCCGCTAGTGGTGATACAATTTATCAGAGCATATGTCATGACAATGTTTTATGTCTCTATAATTCAACCACATCGGCTTGGGAGCCTCAGGACACTACGTATTTATCAGTCACGCAGAACTGCTATGCCTATAGTAGAGGAGCTTATAGGTATCGTTATTACGCCTCGAATGTCGATTCGCCTGGAATCACCAAGGTTGCCATATTTAATGGCACTGCCTACCATGCCGATATCGTTTCGTTGATTTATCCTCAGTCAGATAACCGGAAAGACACTTTTACACCGACTATCCCATCAGGTAGTAAGGTGTATCCAAATCCGGAAATATCTGTACCACATTATAGCAAATTTGCTATGTTTCCACTTGCCGTAGATAATGATGGTAATGTCCCGCTCATTCAGTTCCGACCTGACACTTTTAGAAAGGTTTGGTTTCCGAATGCCACAGTCGACCAACTTGTTTGGGAGACAAAACAGGCGGGAGATGACTACTCTTGTGGAATGTGGACTGGCTCTTGCCCATTGGTGGACCCCGTTTTTGCGGGTGCTGTCGCCTTTGTACAGAGCTGGTAGGTTTTGTCAGCCTTATATCAAATGACAAACCCGGTGTTGTGAGCCTCATATCAAATCACAAACATTTTTTCCCACCATTGGGTGGTTTTTTAGAAAGGAGTTATACTCCGAATCCTGTTATACTAAAGCATCAGAACTCGTTTCTGACTATCTAGGGCCTCTTAAGGGTCATTAAGGTAGATCTTGGTTAGGATCTCTGCATTTAAAAACCTGCAGTATGCGGCGGGGATAATTTATTGTCCCCTCCGGTAATTTTTCAGCA